GACCATTTGCTGATCGTGTTAAAATCAATCTCATCGCCGATCGTTACTACTTCGTGCGGCTTGAACTTACTGATAAAGCTGGCTAGATTCTTAACTGCGTGTCGATCGTGGAAGGGAACCTGTAGGTCGCTCACTATGACAATGCGCTTCATTAATCCTCGTCGTCGTCCTCGTAGGGTATGCGATCCACTCGGTCGGGGATCGATGGCAAGATCCAGTCAGGATAGGCATCTTTGTCGCTAATAATTGCTAGTGACATATCTACTGCAAAACCTGCACGCCGAAGCGCACGATACATCTCATGCAGACTGATAGCCCATTGATCGAGAGCGTTGTAAGTGTCTAGGTCTATGACCTTTTTCTTAGCCATGTAAAAATTATCGCTCTAAGAGTATGTTATAGATCTCATCGACACGCGCATGAAGCGCTTTAATCTCAGCTAGTAAGTGAGAGATGACGAACGCTGCCAAGCCACCAATAACGGCAAGGCTAGCAAAGTAGAAGGTGAAGAAGTCTGACTGTGTCATTTTTTCTCAACTGTATCAACAGCCGCCTCGATAGAATCGACCACAATGTCAGCGATTGCCTTCTTGGCACGATAAGACTTGATCGCTGTGCGTAGTACAGGTATTGCGATCAGCCCTAGTGTCGCGTAGATAATTGCTTCCATCATTGACCACCTATCATTGGGATATTAAAGAACGAACTATCTTGATCACCCTTTGGAGTAAAGCTGACGTGCATATGCTTATCGTGGCGATTGATGCCAGTATATTCTCGCCAAGCCCAGCCCTTTTTAGACGATGCAATCTTGCCTGAGAATATAATGTACTCAATACGCTTCGCTCGATCAGACTTTGCATAGAGTCGAACCTGATCTGCAAGGTCAGGCATGAGGATGGGCTTTTTCTTTCCCATGAGATCTGCGTCAATATCAATCGCTCTGACAGCTCCAGTTTTTGGGCAAGGATTGTGATGAGAAGGACGCGCTGAATGACGCAAGTCGCCCACGCTGCCGTCGCTGGCACGGTCTCGGTCAGGATAACTGTCGTCAATTTGTTGTCTTAACTGAACGGCTGATTCACTCAGCCACCATTTTGGCCGCGCTTGCGTCACAGGTTGCACACTCCCATCGCTTTAGATTATTCAGTAGTAATTCTGCGTGGTCGCATGGCATTGGCGCTATGAATGCGTCATCGATTGGATCGTAGGTATAACCGATCCCTGCGAAGTTATAGCGAATGTTCCCATTGTATGAGGTTCTAATTGCTCCATAATAAGTTTCAGTATCTAGGCCGTCTATAAGTTCGTTCTCATCCTTGCCCACAATGATATCAATGACAATGTTGTTCTCGTCTATGTATGCGTAATGCGCCATGATTACCAGCTCACTGTGTCAGATACGCCAGCGGCAGTAATGATCGAAATCTTAAATCCACCGCTAGAAGATGTAGTTTGTGTAACTCCGCCTGAGAATGTTGCAGTCTTTGTGTCAGGATATTTTAATATGACAATTCCTGAACCTCCGGCCGCACCTGAAATTGTAGGTGACTGAGAAGCACCTCCACCACCACCACCGCCTGTGTTGGCTGTACCTGCAGTTGCAGCTGTAGAAGCTGGAAGCGCACCTGCGCCACCACCACCTGCTCCACCTGATCCATTGCCTGCGTCTGCACCAGCTCCGCCACCGCCAGCATAAGTTACAGAACTTCCCGAGATAGAACTAGCTGTGCCTGCTCCGCCATTTTGCACGCTACCTGCAGCGGATGCACCGCCACCGCCACCGCCTGAGAAGTTAGCACTACTACCTGTCGATCCTGAATTACCTTGAGATGGAGAAGTGCTAGGTGTGTTACCTGCACCGGCTGTTGCATTTGTAAAGCTACGGCCACCGCCTGAACCACCTGCTTGGCCTACTACTGCTGGATTGCCACCGCCGCCAGCTCCGCCACCTGCAGACTCAATAGTGCTAAAGATTGAAGTTGCACCGTTCGATTGTGCAGCGCCACCAGCGCCGACTTTTACAGAATAACTAACGCTCGGGGTAACTGAAAAACTTGTGCCTGTCCTGTAACCACCAGCGCCTCCGCCGCCACCATTGTTGTTCGCGGCCGCACCGTTTCCTCCACCGGCTCCACCGGCTACAACCAAGTAATCGATGTTAAAAGGTGCAGCGACAGGACGCGCAAATAGACCAGCGGTGATTGCGCCAATCATTATGCAACAGCTCCGACGACCGCCCATAGGTTAGCGGCAATTTTGATGCATACGGCAGTGCCAAAACTTGCAAGTGTAGGAATCGTCGCTACTGCGCCACGGCTCTGAACAGTCGTCGTGCCTGAGGTGACAGCCTTGATCGATACTAGACCTGCTCCCTCGTTGTACACGGTAATCGCTGTACCGATTGGGAAGGCTACTGAGGCATCTGTAGGGATGAGAACATCCTTAGCCGTGCCGCTATTGACAACGATCAATTCCTGATACTGATCGGTTAGCACAAAAGTATAGTTAGCAGTCTTATCGGCTCCAATAGTAAAGGCTACTAGACCGTTATAGTCTGCCGCCGTAAAGATGTCGCCTGTTGATGCTGGAAAGCCTACTGCCATGATTTTCTCCTAGTATCCCATAATGGATTGTCCGATTATACCGTAAGTCGATGATCCTATGATGAATCCCTCTACTATAGGCTCAAGTGTTGTTACTGTGCATTTCATACTGTTTGGGGTGATGTCCCATGCTAGACCCTGAACTTGCAAGGTCTTGACTATTGTCGATCCGTTTTCCTGCACATTGGTTATCTCGACATTGTCGAAGTAATCAAGGGCGATCATTGTGTCTGTAGGCACATCAGCATCTAGTAGATCAACTGTCATGGCATCGATTCTGATTGAAGTCTCTGCTCTAGTGGCGACATAGATTCGAGCAATGTCTAAGACTTGAGCATCTGTCTCAGGGATCATCTCTGTCAAGGTAGTGCCATGAGGGAAGTACTTAGCCGACGAATCAACGTTGGCGACCACTTGAGCCGTGCCACCTAAGCGAGTCATGCTGGCCTGATTGATAATTAATTTGTCATCAAAGGCATAACGAAGATCTGAATACGGAATCCCAGTAGTCTGATTAAACTCGATCGGTGTAGCCGCTAGAGAGCCCACGACATCGTTACGATCCTTGAATTCTGCCGTGCCATCGGTACGGATAAAGAATGCGCCTTGCTCTGCGAACTCTGCCGCCTTGAGGGCTTGCAAGGATGTGCGAGCTGTAGCAGGATCGGCTTGAACTGTCGTCGAGCCTGTATCTGTAATTCTCATCGATGTAGGGAATGAGACTTGATCTAGGATCTTTGTGATGCGTGTGCCAGTAGTCTGACCCGCTGTGGCGCCGCTCACACTTGATATGTTAGCCATCTGAAAGAGTCTAAAGGCATCTGAACAAACGATGTCTACATATCCTAATTCTTGACCAGTTGGAAAAGAGTATTTATAGGAATCGACATAACCTGAAAATAAGAAGTGCTGAGTGGTTGGAGTAGTGGCTGCGACTCGAATCTTTCTCAAGGGAGTCAGGTAGCCAAAATAAGGTGAGGATGTGTTCTGAGGGTTGAATGCGCCAGTCTCATCGATTACTCGGACAGTACATGTGCCAGTCTCGTAGGTGTCGCGCATGATACTTCTTCCGCGCTGGATCTTGATTGAACGAGTAGTGCTACTAAGATCGACTACAGGATCAGGGACTTCCGTTGCAGCGAACTGAGATACGCCAATGACGCCATTGATCGGGTCGCCAATAGTGAACGGATAGCCGAAGGTCGCCCCTTGGCTAAAGTCGAATGAGACCGAGATCGTGGCAGGTAGGCTCATTTGATTGAAGGTGCTCCACGCCCGTTATATCGGCTCACATCGCTGAAAGTACCTGATAGAGATTGATTGACTTGAGAATCTGTGACGGCTCCAGCTACAGCATCGCCATCAAGATTTACTACTACGTTCACAATGTTTTCTGATCCTGCCCCTGCAATAGCTCCAAGGCCTAAATAGTCAGCAGCCATCTTTGGAGCGATTCCACCGCTAGGTACGTTGAAAGTAGGGAATGAAACTGGAGTTACATCTGGCGCCTTCCAGTTGCGATAAGGGTTTGGAGCTTCTGCCGTATTGCGTAAAGCCGCATCAAGATCATTTTGGCGCTTGACTGCTTCGCTCAATTCTTTAGATAACTTAGTCGCCTTAGCTTCATTGTCATCAAGCAAGGCTAATTGAAGGTTAAGCGATAGGCGATCTGTTTCGCTGATCTTGCCTTTAAGGGCAGCAACCATGCCGATGCGATCTAGGTCAATAGTCTTGGCGGCCTTAGTAAGCGCGTTGGTCTTTTTCTGCGAGTCTAATTCTTTTTTCTTCATATTGGCTAAGGCTTTAGCACGCTTGGCGGCGTCATCCTCTGCCTTCTTGCGAGCTGTAGCGTTGGGATCTACATAACCAAGGCGGCCAGTATGCTCTGAGGCTCTGCCCTCAAGCGGTTTTCCGGCTGCGCCCATTTTGGAAAATTGATCAAGCAATCTTACAATCGGTGAAAAGGTCTTTAAGAAACCTTGTCCTCCCATAGCTTTGTCCAAAAATCCCATGCCGGGTAAAGATTTTATTTGCTCGATCATAATGCCCATGCCATAAATAGCATCGCCAAGCCATGTACCAAATTCTTGCATTGAATCAGCTAATGGTTGGATACTATTTCCACCGCCGGATACCAGAGATAGAGCATCAACCAATCCTTTTCCAATACTTTCCTGAGCCTCATTAGCAGCATTGGATAAAATACCCATCTTGCCAGCATAGGTTTCAAGGTAGGCAGCGTTAGATCCCTTAAATTGGTTCGTAAGTTTTTCTTGGATGTTTGCAAAGCTCATTGTTGTCAGCTCTGCGTTTGTAAGCCCAAGTGAATATTTTTTTAATCCTTTAGTATTTCCAACATAGGCCATGCTTAAATCATTAACTACTGTCTCGTAATCGACTCCGCTGCCTCTGCTTATGTCTAAGGCTTGAGCAAGTAATTCTTGAGACTTTGTGACTGAGCCAGTAGTCTGCAATAGCTTCTGCATGGCTGGTCTCAAATTATCGTCAGCCTCACCTGAAGCGTTAGCAAGGTCACTTATGAACTTTTCGATTCTAGGTGTTTCAAAAGCAAGACCAAGATTTTTTACCGACATCGCTAAACGTGATGCAGCCTTCTGATCTTCAATAAATGCCTCAGCAGCGGCTTTGCCAAATTGAACAATTTTTTGAACGCTAAACGCCGCAAGCATAGTGACGCCTAACTTCTTAACGCCCTTTTCTAATGCACTTCGCAAGGCTCTCAAGCAATTTTCGCCTGATCTAGACAAAGAAGTTCGCGATGAGATGGTTGGATTCTTAAAGCCATTGGTCAGAAAGGCTAGAGGCTTTATGCCTTCTAATTCTTCTATGCCTTCCGGTTTTGTTAAGCATGAAGTAAAGACGGCAACCTTTCCAATGTACGACGCAGGTGAAGCACGTCGAGGCGTTGGTTACAAACTGACACCTACCAAACCTAATCGTCAAGGCTGGATCTCTACCGTTTCAATTCACAATAAGACCGCGGCAGGCGCAATCTTTGAGACATCAGGGCGTAAGTCCGGGAATGTAGGCAACTTCACGCCACGCTTGCAAGGCACGCTTTCAGGATCAGGCAAGATGCAAGGTCGCGCCATGTTCAAAGCGTACAAGGAAGATGAAGGCAAGGCTAAGGCCGGAGTAATTAAAGCTCTCGAAAAAGCCGCTGCTAAATTCAATGCGAGAGGCAATATCTGATGGCTGAATTACGAATTCCGATTACTAGCGAGTTCAAAGGCAAGAAGGCTTTTACTCAAGCTAATAAATCGACAAGCGCATTAGAAAAGGGCGTTAAGAAGCTAGGCGTCACTATGCTTGCGTTCATCTGTAACGTTGGCGTAGGTCATTGTCGTGTTCTGATCTGCCGATACATAATATGGAGGCACGTTGCAAAGGCGAGCAATCTCGGTTGCAAGATTCTGAATGGCCTCGTTGTACATCATAT